ACGCGAGTCTCAGCGTCGATGCGGTCAGCCTCCTCGCTAGTGAGTGGTGTGCCACGCTCAATCAAGTCGTCACCAGTACCGCCGGGGCCGTGACCGTCTGGTTGGTCGGGCAGCTTGTTGTAGATAACATCGACTGTCTCGTCCTTGGAGCCGGGCATATTGACACAACCGGGGATAACAGCACCGATGCCAGCGTCCTTGAGCATATCGTTAATCCATGCGTCACCTGCGATGTTCCACTTCTTGGCATTGCGAGCACCACGGCGCAGTGCATGCTGACCGATGACATGGCCTACCTCATGACACAGCAAGAACACAAGCTCGTCAACAGACAGCTTCTCGACGAAGGACTTGTTGTAGTAAATCTGACCACGCTGGTCGACAGCTGCAGTGGGGATAGTGTTGTCCTCGATAAGCTTGCGCTTCATGAGGATGGATGCAAAGAACGGATGCTGAGTAACGATTGATACCTTAGCACGGTCGAGTGTTGTTACTGCCATGATTACTCCTGAAAAGTTACTATGCGGATTGGCTCAGTGCCTCTGAGCAGATTGGCGATGGCGGTAGATTTGTCTTTTAGCTCCTGTGTAGTGTGCTCGGCCAAGATTGCTACAACCTTACGGCATGTCTGGCTATCGTGGATGTAGCTGTAAAAGTTCTGATCGACACGCCTGATGCTTTCCATTGCTTGATCGAAACAGTTTCTGTAGTACCCAGTACGGTAGTGCGGTTGCTCCAGTAGCCAAGCGGCCCAGTCTGCTTGGATTGTCTCCAGCAATAGCGGTGCTGCATGGGGGGCCATACCGATGATGCGTACGCCGTTGCCGTTGTTGATGCCAACCTGAAGCCCGTATTGTTTACACAGTGACTCAGCAATCTGGCGTGACTTAGATGACCAACCGCCCTCGATGCTGCGGTTCTCTATCATGCGGATGACGCTGTTGCGCATCCTTACCCCTAGTCGTTGTGGGTACAGCGTAACAGTTGTCTCTGTACCGGGCATACCAGTGAGTCGCCCTCGATCATTGTTGTTCATGTTGCTCATTTCGTCTCCTCAAAAAAGTATCCATCGTCTTTCTGCACAATCTTTCCTTTCTTTTCATACACGCCCATCAGCCAGTTGGCGTACTTGTTAGCCCTGCGTTCTTCATGCTCGGCCCATCGCTTGGTGTCTGTGTTACGCCACATAAGCACAGCTACTGCGACCATCAGCACATACTCAAGGTCAGTGAAGTTCATGCGAACGCTCCCATTCGTGCAGCTACTTCCTCCAGCTTGCGCTTGGCTTCGCTACGCTTGTTAGGTGAACCCTTAATCATCTCAACATCAGCCAAGTAACCCTGTGCTGCTTCCTCCAGTGCAGTGATCTCGTCGAGCAAGGCTTGCGTTGGGTTGATTGCCAGCTTGCGGGCCAGCTTGCATCCCTCGATGACGTTGTCGATAAGGCTGTTGTGGAAGCGCTCACCCTTGGCACCTTGGTACTCAGCAAGTTTGGCTACAAGCGAGGCGATGGGCTTGAGCATGCGCTGTATGGTGTCAGTGTTGACAGCAGCTGAGGCTTCTTCCTCTGCTCGTTTGAACGCCGCCAAGTCATCGTCACTGAGGTCGAACAAGAAGTGTGACGCATCAGCCATGGGCTGGAACCTGAGTTCTGCTGACATGGACATTCTGAACTGCTCAGCGGTGGGGTACTCGGATGAGTTGGCACGACCTGCTGCATAGCCAGAGTTGCGATACATGACGTCGTCATGCACCAGTTGGTCATACATTGGCATGTAGGTATCGAGCAGCTTGTCCACCTCTGCGATGCGGTGCTTCATCTCTTGCGTGTACTCCATGTACAGGTCATTGGGCAGGATGCGAGGGCCAGCATCAACATAGGGCAGCGTGTGCTTGCGGTGGTATTGGTACACCTCGCCATACTTGGCCATGATTTGATTGATAGCTGAGTCCTTGTTCTTGAACAGCTTGGTCAGCACAGTGAGGCTGGTATCGTTCTCCTGCTGTTGTAAGGTTGCTGTAAGTCCATGGTCGCGCTTGGTGAGTGCTGCACGACGAAGTGTCAGCTTGACGAGGACAGCCTTGTCCGAAAGTTTGGTGTGTGTCATATATCCTCCAGTGTGATAATTGCTAAAACCCAAGCCTTGGCCTCATCGAGGTCAAGGAACTCAGGTATGTCTTGCGGGTTCTTAACCCAGTAGCGATGGTCGTGGGCTTTCCATCGCTTCTTTCTGTCTTTCCAGTTGGCCGCCATAGTGAGACCAAGGTACTGGAGTTCAAACATCTTGCGATTGATGCAGAACCCAGCTTCGCCTTGATAATCACCGAGCAACGTCCATGTCGAACTGTCGTCTCGGAGATGCCATCTAAGGCCACTGACTGTCACATCAGCACCTCGGCGTTCTTGGACGCCCACTCAACGAATGCACGGCTGTGCTTGATGGTGGGTTGCAACTTGATTGCATCCTTGGTTGCCATGACGTTGAACTCAGGCGACATACGCGACAGGTACTTGGATACACGGTCGAAGTTGTCCTTGGTAGACTTACGAGCCAGAGCACCAGTCAAGGCATACAGAGTCGCAGGGTCTTGCGGTACATCAGCGTTGACAGGGTCGAGCAAGATGGAGTCAACATCAGGCAGTGACATGTAGATACGGCGAAAGCCTGTGTACTCAGCAGCTGCACCCTCACCGACCTCACCGGCTACGTTGTCGAAGAACAGGCCAGAGTCAAGGCTGTCAGGGATAAGGTCGACACGCTCCCATGCACGAGGCGTAGGGTTGGCGAAGCGGTTGGCATCGAAGTCAGACAGCAAGCCGGGACGGAAGCGCAGGAACTGAATCAGCACAGGGTCAATGTCAGCATCGAGCGCCCACTCTGTCCAGTCGTCGATGTTCTCTTGGAAGTCGAATCGCCGTGTACGGTTGGCCAGCTTGGATGTGATGCGGTTAGCACCAGACTTGTCCTCGGTACGGTTGCCAGTGGCAATGATGAACAACTCGTCAGACAGCTTGAGGTTGCCAGCACGACGGTCGTAGATTACACCGCACAGTGCGTTCTGCATTGGCACAGGCGCATCGGACAGTTCCTCCAGAATGAGTGCTGACCTCCCGACACCTTGGCGCAAGCTGTAGAACTCTTGGGGTGGAACCCAGCGTGTGTACTCGCCAGTGTTGTCAGGTACGCCAAGCACATCGACAGGGTCACGCAGTGACGCAGTGAACTCGACGACATTCTCGATGCCGAGGGACTGCACAATGTCACGAGCACAGGCTGACTTGCCACCGCCGGGAGCACCGAGGATGAACGGAACAACGGCGTTGCCGCCGTCAACTTGGAACTGAGAGAGCACGGATGTGCGGATGTTGCTGTATCGCATGGTTTTTCCTTGTGTGTTGAGTATGATGTGCGTCTGGATGCCTGCCCCCATGCGTGACGCATGAACGATGGGGTAGCCTGTATATCTGATTGTGTATGTGCAAGCTGTCGTGTTGCTTACACATCTACGCGTTATCGTGTTAGTTTGTTGAGGGTTATCCCTATTAGGGCTTGTTCCTCGACATATGCCTTGGCCTTGTCGAGCGTGTTGAAGCTCTTGGGCATAGCGTCTTGGTTGACGCTCCCATATATGTGGCCTTGATAACCTCCGCCACGGCACATGATGTAGCCCATGTCCTGAACCCTGCCAGTAGACATAGCGCCGCCGAACTCCATGGTCTTGATGGTCACTGGCTTGTCAGTGGTGCATCGGTAGTACCCTGAGCCGCAGTCCCTCCAGTCGAAGTTCATGTGCCCTCCAGTTTGTGTGCGACATAAGCTGCCATTGCTGCCTTAGTGCGTGGGATGAAGATGTAGTCATCTAGCCCATAGGATGGATTGCACCCAATGAGGTTTGAGTCTGCGTACCGTCCACTGTTGTCTCTGTCCACCAACTCGCAGTCGGCGGTTTCTGGGTTGTGGAACACGCAGTGGTCGCAGGTTCCTGACCCTGTGCGGTGCTTGATGGACGGCACCAGCCAGTAGCGTCTGCCATTCACGACTCGGTTAATCATCCCGGCCTCCAGACAAGTAAGTCCATGAGTAGGACGCCAATGAGGAATACCAGTACGGCGATTCGTGCGGCTCGATGTGTAATCATAGTTCCCTCCAACCCGACTCTATGCGGGCAATCAGTTGTTGAAATGTGATGCGGGTCAGTTGTCCGAACCCATCGTCCTGCCATACGGACGGGATGCTGCCGTGTTGGGTGTGTCTAGTCATATAGCTGTGCCTAAGCGGTTACGGATGTAGTCATACATGAGTTTGTATGCCTCCTTGGATTTGTGGGTTAGAACAAGCTGGCGTATGGCCATGAGTTGCTCTCGGTCTTCTGACTCGGTCGGCTGGTCGCCAAGCCCTCGCTCGTTGTATTCGGTTTCAATCGTGCTGTCGTCGAACTCACTGAGGTCAACGTCCACTTCAACGGTTATCCATGTCATGGCGCACCCTCCTGTTGTCTGCCCTCAAAGTCATTGAACTCTTGCACGGTGTAAGGGAATCGCCCATGCAGGTCTCGGAACAGGACTGCGTTACAGTCGCTGCACCATGGGGAGTAGGACTTGCAGGGTTTGATTTGCCTTGTCCTGTACATGGTCGTGCTCCCTAGGAAGTACTCCCACGATGGATTGTCCATGCGCTTGAGGATGAGTTTCTTGCGTTTGCGTTGCTTCATTTGGTTATCTCCTTCTCTTGTATCCAGTAATGGGCATCGGGGTCAGGTTGTTGCTGTGCCACTCGAATGTCCTCCTCTGCCCTGACCTTGCTGTCATAGATGCCAGCAATGAACTTGCCTTCGGAGTCACTGCCCCAAATAATCCATACAAGTCTCATGGCAGTGTCCTTGGTTTGATTACCATGGTGTATCCCAATGAGTTGATACGCATCAGGGCGAGGTCAGTCAGGGTTTTGCAGCCAGTGAGTGCTGCGAATGTTTGTGCCGTGTCGCACACTGGATATATGGTGGGCTTGCCATACACATCACGGATTTCCACCGTATATGTCTTGTCGTTGGTCATGTCATTTCCTTGAGATGGATACATACACCCAGCCAGTGATGCCAGCCGATATGTATAGGAGGATGAGGAGATCGATTAAGTCCATGGTGTTCTCCATGTGTTGAGTGAGGGGGAGGTGATGGTGCGTAGGCTGATTGATGGGTTAAGGGGATGCCACCCCCAAGCTGATGCACACACTCTGTGTGTATGCGTAGCCCCGCTAGTCAACATGACACCTGACTGCATGGTGTGTATACGCACATTACCGGCTGAATCGCTCAGCCAAGTATTCCCGATATGCGTGTTCGGGGTCATCCGCATCCATGGGGTTGCGGTCTGTTGTGGCCTCGAAGACGAACGGCTCGTCATCGGGTTCGTCCATGTGTGTATACACACATTCAGTTGTTGGGAGGATGAAATAGTGTCGGGACATGGTGACTCCTATGATGTGTGTATACACACGTTCAACGAACTGGAGGGGCTTGGACACGAGGTTTCCTCGTGGTGTGTATACACACCTATCCAAGGTTGAGGGGGTAATTATCCAAACTCAGATGGGCTTGGATAATTGGGGCATGAGCTGGAAGCCGCATGGATACTGGGATTGCGAGGGGTACTAAGGGTTTACCCTACTCGAATTATCCAAGTGTGGAAAAGGGGGTCAGGAATTTTAGGGGTCGTGATATTGTGTGGCGCTTGGCGCATCACGCACGAACATACACACGCATCGTCATGTGCATCCTAAAATCTTGTCTAATTGTCTAATTGTCTAATTGCACCTGTAACCCCTTGATTTTAAAGAGAAACCTAATTATCCAAGGGTAAAACCCCCTTGGATAATTGGATAGTTGCAAGGTGTGTATACACACCTTGCATGGGTGTCATGTGTGTATACACACATTAAGCGGCGATAGCGGCTTGTTGGGCCTTGGCATCGGCGGTGTACGCCTCAGCATCTGCAACCATATCGGTGGCGACTGCCTTGAGTTCCATCAACTTGGCCAATGTTGCACCGGCCTTGAGCGCACCGGTTTTCTTGTCTGTCACATAGCCACCATTCTTGGCCATCTTAGCCTTCATGATGCGAGCCTCGAACTGGTCAGGCAAAGACTCGAAGGCCGCACGATTGCTGATAACCATTGGCTCGCCAAGTTGGGCGGCAAAGTATTCACCTGCAGGCTTGTAGTTGCATGAAGGGTATGCGGCTTGCTTGGCAATAGCTTGGACACCACCGTTGGCGATACCATTGCGGGCGGCTTGGCCCATTTTGCCCTTGGCATTGGCGAGCGCCATCTTGGTGTATGGGCTGGCGTCTTGGACTACAGACAGTTGACGCTCAGTTTTGGTTTTGCCGGTCACATTGATGATAGCGGGTGTGAATTGTGCGAGTTGCATGATGATTCCTTTTGTGTTGAGGTTGATGGTGACAATGCACCACCTAACCCACTGCGAACAATGGGCTAGAAGTTGAATTGTGTGGTGAGCTTGCTGGTCTTGGTGCTCGCTTGATGTGACCTCATCGCCCCTTGAAGTGGGCGCTACTTGCTAGTGTCTTTCCACTAGGCCTTCCAAACTACACGGTCTTGCACCGCCGTAACTTGTCGCGTAAGACTACTGGTGATTTTGGTTATTCTGTAACGCTTTCCGGGTAAGTCACAATCAACACACGATTTTCACTAGGACACTTCTGTCCCCACGCTACTTCCCGTGACTCATGTACCGCCGTACCGCTTGCTCTACAGATAGAGCCAAACTCGCAAGCATAGTCAATGCCTGTCAGGGTGTCTTCGACTATTTCGCACCCATCCCTAGCGCCACCTAGGGAGATTCCAATATAAATTTTTAATGACCGATTCACCGTCCGCCCCATCATGTAACCCCGCATCAACCCGTAGGTATCCGCACGCACCGTTCCCGTAGGTAAGGCGCTAGGCATGATGAAAACTTCATCCGGCTGAGCGGTACGATTACCGCTCTACTACTGGTTAGGTTGCTACCATGTAATCAACCCTTCCACTACTGGTGCGCCCGCTACCCACCCCCCACAGGCCCCCCAAGGGCCCCACCCCGCCCGCCCCCGCTTACGAGGCGCTCAATCACCATGACCAAAAAATCAAGACGTGTGTATACACACCTTTTGCGTAAAAACAACAAAAAATACGAAAAATCCCGGTAGAATGTGTGTATACACACCTTTTGAGGACTCAAAATGAAGCGCTGGAACCTGTTTTTGCCCCCCGAATTGATCGAAAAATACAAGCAAATGGCCACCAAAAAAGGCGTTTCGTCGGCAGAAATGGCCCGAATTGCCATGGAAAAGTACGCTCAGGCAGTGGAACGGGCTCAAAAATCGGCTGTGGAGACCACAAATGCTGGCTGATGACACCCCTATGGACGACTCGCCGCTGGAATACAAGGCCAAAAACGTCTCGTTCCCTCAAATTAGCGATGAAATGGTGGCGTCGGTAGCCTTGGGGTTGGAAGATGAGCTTATCGTGGCCAGCCGACACGGTTTGTCAATAGAGCAGTACCAAGAATTGGCCGTCCAACCTTGGTTTCAACTGCAGGTTCAGGTCAAACGGTCCGAATACGAGAAAAACGGCGTCACGTTCAAGGCCAAGGCTGCATGGATGGCCGGGGAGTTGCTCGATCAGGTGTACGTTACTGCGGCGTCCGGCGATGCCAGCTTGAACCAGAAGCACGAGGTCCTCAAGACGCTCATCAAGGCAGCAGGTCTGGAGCCGAAGGAGGAAAAAGTCAAGGACACTGGGCCGGGGTTCAGTATCAGCATCGACTTGGGCGGTGGCCAGTCCATATCACTGAGCAACCAACAGACGCTGACTCCCGTTACACTGGACGCAGAGGTCAAGGAGATTAAGTGAGTTACGACGCCAACATCGCTCAGGGTCTTGTAGACGAAGTGCTCGACCTGCTGCATAAATACGACGACTCGCTGCTACTGCCGACAGTGTTGGGATGCCTAGACATCGTGAAAATGCAGTTGATAGCGGAGCATATGGATGACGAGGACGACGAAGAATGAGCAGCTACAAACCCACCGAGACCCAGCGAAACTTCATGCTGGACGAATCCTATGTGCGCGTACTGGCTGGGCCGGTTGGCGGTGGTAAGTCCGTAACGTGTGTACATGAGCTGGTTCGACTAGCCTGCGGCCAAGCACCGAACGCCAAGGGTATACGCCGGACACGAGCGATCATCGTGCGTAACACGGCTGACCAGCTGGCGCTGACGACTCGTAAGACTGTGTTCGACTGGCTGCCGCCCGGTGAGGCTGGTATATGGAAAGCCGTGGAGAAGACGTTTATCCTGATGGCCAAACTGCCAGATGGGACTCAGGTCGAGTCGGAATGGATTTTTATTCCGTTGGATACGCCAGATGACGTGCGTAAGGCGCTGTCGCTTGAGACTACGTTCTTGTGGGGTAACGAGAGCCGAGAGCTCAACAGCGAGGTTGTCGACGGCCTGCTGTCACGTCTGAACCGATACCCGTCGGCCAAGGACGGGGGGCCCACCCGGTCGTGTGCGCTGTTCGATACCAACATGCCCGACGAGGACACGTGGTGGCATAACAAAATGGAAGAGCCGCCATCAAACTGGGCGATTCACAAGCAGCCTGCGGCTATCATCAAGCCAGAGGTTTATCTCGAACGCTTCGGCGAAGAGCCCGAAGAGATTTTGCTGGATAAAGATGACAACGGGTGGGCTGTTAACCCTGAGTGCGACAACTACAACCACCTGCCCAAGCAGTACTACCCGAACATTATTCCCGGCAAGACTGAAGACTGGCTGAGGGTATATCTGCGATCAGAGTATGGCCGTAGCCTGTCTGGTACACCGGTCTACGAGAAGACGTTCACGTATGATTTCCACGTGGCCAAAGACCCGATCAAGCCGATCCGAAGCCAAGACTATCCGGTAATCATCGGACTGGACTTTGGACGCACTCCAGCGGCGGTGTTCAAACAGCGTGATCCGCGTGGGCGCGTAGTGACTCTGGGTGAACTGACGTCTGAGAATATGGGTATTGAGACTTTCCTGCGGACTAAGCTGAACCCGTACGTGGCCAACAATCTGCAAGGGTGTTCGTTCCTCGTAGCGCCTGACCCGGCGGGGTATGCCAAACAGCAGTCAGGTGAGATGTCGCTGGTAGACATCGTCAAGGACGCTGGGTTTAAGTGCCAGAAACCGCCGACTAACGACCCGGAGAAGCGGATTCAAGCTGTTGAGCGCTTGCTTGTGCAACAGTTGGAGGGCAAGGCCATGTACATAATCGATCCTAGGTGTACCCAGCTGATCAAAGGGTTCCGGTACGGATACCGGTACAAAATCAAAAAAAGCGGCGAGATGGAGGACAAGCCTGACAAGAACGGTTTTTCCCACGTGCATGACGCCAATCAGTACGCCGACTCCATCATTGACATGAACGTCCGTGGGGCTGGGCTGCAGACCGGACGCCGCGAGGTAAAGAAGTCTGGGTACTCGTACACTTGATTACTTGACAGGTCAGCGTACAATCGGGTAACTCTTGGAGGCAGCTGTGTCTTTTTTCTACCCGTCAATTACATCTGAGCGACGACACGAGAACTTCCCCCTGCAGGTTGCTCGGGGGCAGGTTCCGGGCCACCGTGTTGTACAAGTGTTTGGCTACAACGCTGATGTTGACCAGACCGAAGAATCTGTGTGGCCTAACGGCGGTGTTGTTCCGCACCCCACGTCTGCATCGGTACTCAAGATTAGCTCCAGCAGCGCAAGCGACGCAGCAGCAGGAACAGGTGCCCGCACGGTGTATATCGGCGGCGTAGACGGTGACTTTGGCGAGATTGGCGAGACTGTTACGCTGAATGGCCAGACCGCTGTAAACACGGTAAACTCATACAGATATGTGAACTACCTATATGTGGTCACAGCTGGAACTGGCGCTGCTAACGCTGGAAATATCAATGTTGGAACCGGCACTGTTACAGCAGGCGTCCCTGCAGTTTTGTACGACATGATTGCTGGTGGGTACAACCAGCGAACTACTGCTCACTTCTGCGTTCCGGCAGGGTACACCGGTTTTATGACCACAGGTGTTATTACTGCAGGACAGGAATCTGGCTCTTCGGCTATAACGGCCTTTTTGAAGCAGCACGGGCCAGACGAGATTTTGCGGGTTGGCGCTGTGTCTACGATGAACAACGGGTCAATACAGTACGATTTTGCTTATCCGTACGTAATCCCGGAAAAGAACTGTGTTGGAGCTACAGCTGTCGGGGCTTCAAACAATAACTCAGTAAGTGCGTTTTTTAATATCGTACTTGTTAGTGGCCCTGCCGCTTCAGCTCCCGGCATATCTTGGATTTAATATATGGCAACAGGCATCGCACTCATCCCCGTAGCTCGTTCCAGCGATCTGGAGCGCGAGTCGCAAAAACGCAACACCGACATGCAGGCCCAGCCTGTCATTCAGGGTCTGGCCGCTCACGCACGCAAGCGCTGGGAGTCTGCCCGTGAAGCCAAGCGGACCATCGAAGAGCGTATGCTGCAGTGCCTGCGCCAGCGTAACGGCGAGTATGACCCGGACAAACTGGCCGACATCAAGCGCCAAGGCGGCTCGGAGATTTACATCCAGCTGACGTCAGTGAAGTGCCGCGCAGCGACTAGCTGGCTGCGTGATACCTTGCTGGGCACAGGTACAGACAAGCCGTGGAGCCTTGAGGCTACACCCGAGCCCACGCTGCCGCCCGAGCTGATTCAGGAGCTGATGGCCAGCATGCAGCAGCAGCTGCAGACCTTGATGGAGCAGGGCATGGCCCCGCCAGACCCAGTGCAGTTGCGCGAAGCGGCCATGCAGATGAAAGACGCAGCGATGCGCAAGCTGCGTGAAGAGGCCAACGAGCGTGTCGACCGCATGGAGCTAAAGATGGAAGACCAGCTCATCGAAGGCGGCTGGACTGACGCGCTCAACGCGTTCCTCGATGATGTAGTGACATTCCCCTACGGCGTGCTCAAAGGCCCGGTCAAGCGCAAGCGCAAGACCATGATGTGGCAAAACGGCGAGCTGGCCCCCTCAGAAGAGATTCGCAACGAGTGGGAGCGTGTCGATCCGTTCATGTTGTACTGGGCCCCATGGTCCTCGGACATCCAAGACGGCTTCATCGTCGAGCGCCACCGCATGACTCGCGAAGACCTGCAGGCCTTGATCGGCGTTCCCGGGTACAACGACGACGCCATCCGCTCGGTGCTCAACTCCTTCGAGTCTGGCAACCTCAACGAGTGGCTGTGGACTGACAGCGCTCAGGCGACCGCCGAGGGCAAGGACACCACCCAGACCATCTTCACGACAGACCTGATCGACGCCCTGCAGATGTGGGACAGCGTGCAGGGTAAAGACCTGCTGACGTGGGGCTTGTCCGCCAAAGAGATTCCTGACCCAGACCTGAACTACCCATGCGAAGTGTGGTTGGTGGGTTCCACAGTCATCCGCGCTGTGTTGAACTACGACCCGCTGGGCCGCAAGCCGTATTACGTGACATCGTACGAGCGCGTACCGGGCGCTGTGGCTGGCAAGGGCGTGGCCGACTTGTGCCGCGATTCTCAGAACATGGTGAACGCCGCAGCTCGCAGCTTGGCCAACAACATGGGCATCAGCTCTGGCCCGCAGGTGGGTGTGAACGTGTCGCGCCTGCCACCGGGCGAAGACATCACAGAGATGTACCCTTGGAAAATCTGGCAGTTCCAGAGCTCCGAGTTCAACGACGGTTCGCAGCCGCTGACGTTCTTCCAGCCAAACAGCAACGCCAACGAGTTGATGGCCGTGTTCGAGAAGTTCTCAGCCCGCGCTGACGAAGACACCATGATCCCGCGCTACATGACTGGCGAGAGCTCGCCCGGGGCTGGCCGTACGTCGTCTGGCCTGTCCATGCTCATCAGCAACGCCGGTAAGGGTATCAAACAGGTGATCAGCAACATTGACCGCAGCGTCATCGTGCCGTCCATCGAGCGTTTGTATCAAGACAACCTGCGCTACAGCAAAGACCCAGACCTGATCGGTGACGTCAAGGCCGTGGCCCGTGGCGCTACCAGCTTGGTGGTCAAGGAAGCCGAAGCGATCCGTCGCAACGAGTTCCTGCAGATTGTGCTCAATAGCCCAGTGGCCCAGCAGATCGTCGGCATGGATGGAGCGGCTGAGCTCCTGCGCGAGCAGGCCCGCAACCTGAGCGGCAACGTGAACCGTATCGTTCCAGATCGTCCGACACTGACAGCCATGCAGACGCTGCAGCAGCAAAACGCACAGCTTCAAGAGCAATTGGCCATGATCATGGGCGAAATGCAAGGCGGCGCACCCGGTACTCCGGGCATGACACAGGGCCCAGCACAGAAGAATATGTTGCCTGACGGCAGCCAAGTTGGCGGTCGTGAAGGAAATATGATGTCTCCGCGCCCCAATGGTGTTTGACTTTTTCTGAATTTGTTGTATAGAATCCACACATGAAGATTTTTGTAGGCCAAAAGCCTGATCGGCAGCACATGCAAGCGTTGATTCGATGCAAGCTGCAAGAAAACGAAGCGCTACTGGCGCTGTTCCGAACCAAGCTAGAGGAGACCAAGGTCTCCTTGATGCAAGCAGAAGAACCGCACCGCTTGTACCGCCTCCAAGGTCAGGCTCAAGCCTTATCAGATTTCCTCGAAGCGGTTGAAAAATCGTCAGAGGTCTTCGACCGGATCAAGTGATCCGAATTTTGTAAATCCGAGCAAACCATTATGTGAACGGCAGACCGCAGTAGGAGCCTGAAGCAGAGTTGGAGCCCAAGGAGAATTGAATGGCATTGCCAAGACAAGTAGAAGCTCAGTTACGTGAACTGGAAGCACTGGAAAAGCAGCTGAACGAAGCGAATAACCCTGCCCCGGCAGACCCAACGCCAAACCCAGCAGAGCCTCCCCAAGACCCGCAACCCACGCCTGCAGAGCCAAAGCCTGTTGAGCCAACGCCGACACCGACCGAGCCAGTAGTCGCGGAAGAGAAATGGGAGCAGAAGTACAAAACCCTCAAGGGCATGTACGACGCCGAAGTTCCTCGCTTGCATGCAGACTTGCGTGATCTCAAAGCCCAAGTGGATAGCCTCCGCAAAGCCTCTGAGACCAAGCCAGCCGAGCCAGCTAAGCCCGCAGCTGCTACAAAGTTGGTGACTGATGCTGATGTTGAAGCATTTGGTTCTGACCTCATCGAGGTCCAACGCAAAGTTGCCCGCGAAGTGGCAGCAGAGTTTCGAGGCGAGCTAGACGCCATGAGAGCCGAGAATGAGAAGTTGCGCGAGCAGCTGACCAGCACCGGCACCCAAGTGTCTGAAGCAAGTTTTGAGCAGCGCCTGTACCGTATGGTGCCGGACTTTGAAGCAGTCAATGCTGATCCCAAGTGGATTGCTTGGCTCAACGAAGTGGACCCGCTGCTCCGAGCCCCCCGATCTTCTGTTGCACAGCAAGCGTTCAACCGAGGCGATGCTGAAGGTGTTGCACACTATGTGGCGATGTTCAAACAGACCATTGCGCCAGTAGAGCAAAAGACCGACAAGACCGAAGAGCTGGAACGTCAACTTCAGCCGAATCGAGGTGCCACGAGCGCCCCACCTACCTCTCAAAAGGGTAAGGTCTATACCAACGCGGACATCGAAAAAATGTTCCGTAAGGCAACAGAGCTGGGGACAAAAGGGCAGGTCGATGCGGCAAAGAAACTTGAAGCTGAAATTGATGCTGCGTTCATGGAAGGTCGCGTAACCGCGTGACCAGTGACACGGCGTTGAACCCAACCTGTTTTAATTTAGGAGGCCATCATGGCTGCAGTTTATCCCGTCCAATCGCCGTTTAACACGAACCCTTCGTACTCCGGCGCTTTCATCCCCACCCTGTGGTCCGGCAAGTTGCTGGCCAAGTTCTACCAGAACACAATGTTGTCGGAAATCGCTAACACCGATTACGAAGGCGAGTTGAAGAACC